CCGTCCTCCATACCATATGTGCTTTTGGCGTAACAAGATTGCAAAGAATGTACGCTTTCGACCATCATCATATGGTGAAGATTTAGATTGGATTTCGCGGATGTTACCATATGTTACATCAGAAACACACCTAGATAAGGTGTTACATTATTACCGTTATAGTGATGCGACATCAGAGAGTATTCAATATGCAGCACATCATTCTTAAGTATCCAACTCGACATAGACCGATCAAGTTTATGACCAACTTGAATGCCTATTTGGATAAGGCATCAGGCAAGCATAAGATTACCGTTGTGGTCACAATGGACATTGATGATTCGTCCATGAACAACAATCCTATGCGCTACTACATGACTAACAAGATCAAGGGTGATGTGGATGTCACCTTCTCATATGGCAATAGCGAAGGCAAGATTTCTGCTATCAACCGTATGGTTCCTACTACTGATTGGGATATTATTATGTCTACAGCAGATGATATGGAGCCTGTAGAACAAGGGTGGGATGACATCATCGTTCAGGATATGCTGCGGGAGTTCCCCAATCTTGATGGAGCCTTGAATTACAACAATGATCCTCGCCTTGAGACAAAGGGTGCAGAAGGATACAAGACGCTGATTACGCTACCTGTGATTGGACGCAAGTTGTATGACCGCTTTGGATACATCTATCATCCTGCGTATAAGTCCGAGTGGTGTGACAACGAACAGACAGAGGTTTTTGAGAAGTTGGGAGTTCTGCGTCACATCAACCGCCGACCAATCGTCCATAAGTGGGCAGAGAATCAAGATGCCTTGATGCAGCGCAATATGCAGATAGGTTGGAGTGTTGATCGTGAAACCTACAATACGAGAAAGCAAGCACAGTTTCCATGAATAAGGTAGTTGCTGTCTCCTTGTGGGGAAACGATTTGCGTTATGTAAAGGGTGCAGTCAAGAACGCACATCTTTCTGCAAAGTATTACCCTGATTGGGAATTTCGGATATATGCAGAAATCCATTTACATGAATACCTAAAAGATATTCCTGCAAAAGTCCTTGCCCCTATTCAGGGATGGGCTAACGGCAGATTTTGGAGATTTGCACCTGCCTTTGAGGCGGATGTAGATGTAATGATTAGCAGAGATTGCGACTCACGAATATCCAGTAGAGAGGCTTCTTGCGTAGAGGAATGGCTTGCAAGTGGCAAGAAGTTTCATGTTATTAGAGATCACGAAAGACACTATGATTTTCCAATGCTTGCGGGTATGTGGGGTGTTCGTGGAGGATTGCCACAAGAAATTAAAACCTCAATAAGCGAATGGTCAAAAGACGCATCTGCATATCTTGTTGATCAAATATGGCTTGGTAATAAAATATGGTTAGAATCAAATGCAATAACAAATGTATTTATCCACGGAGCCAAAGAAAAGACCTTGATTACAAATCCTGGATTGGATTTTGTTGGTCAGGGATACGATCAAAACGATGAACCTATTTACAAGTAATGAAAAGTATCTGCATATATCACCATCTTGGGTTGGGTGATCATTTTGTCTGTAATGGATTGGTAAGAACAATCGCAGATAGAGACAAAGTAGATTTTTTATATCTACCGACCAAGAAGCATAATTTTTCAACGGTGTCTCAGATGTACTCTGATGATAGAAGAATTATCTGTTTGCCCGTGGATAATGACGAGCAAGTATATCAATTGCCGCAGTTAAAAATAATTTCGTCCTTTTACCGAGTTGGATTTGAAAACTGTAGAGCGACTGATTGGGACATTTCTTTTTACGACAGTATGTCTGTTTCTTTTGATGTTAGATGGTCGGGATGGAAATGCACAAGAAACTATTATCGGGAGAAGATCCTGTTGGAAAAACTAGGTATAGATGAGCCATATGTTCTAATACACGATACAGGTTCAATTGGTAAATATGATTTAAAAATCAATACTACGGATCGGCTTTTACGAATAGAACCAATAACGGATAATTTGCTTGATTGGTGCGGTATTATTGAGGGAGCAAAAGAAGTTTACTGTATTGATAGTTCCGTCATTCATCTAGCGCAATCAATAAGAAAATCGGGTGTATTTTATGATACACGAAGATCTTTAACCAAATTTACTCTACGACCCAATTCAAATTGGAGGCACATAAATGATTGAACCCATTTCATTTAGCAATAAGGTTGCTGTATTTGGCGATGCCTGTACAGATGTATTTGTATATGGTTCTTCTGATCGTCTTTGTCCCGAGGCTCCTGTTCCTATCCTAATACCACAAAAGATAGAAGAAAATGATGGTATGGCACTTAATGTGGTTAGAAATCTTGAAAGCCTTGGAGTCACTTGCGTTTCTGTAACAAACGACAAGTCTCTAATCGTAAAGAAGAGATTCGTAGAGGATTCAATAAATCAAATGCTTTTACGAGTGGATACCGAATCTAAACTCTCACCGTTGCAGTTTAGTGATATATCTCTTGATGCATTTCAATGTGCTTTTGCTGTGGTATCAGATTACAATAAAGGATTTATTGACGAGCAGACTGCCAAAACTATTTCCTCTAAGTTTTCAGTATCTTTTTTAGACACAAAAAAGCAATTGGGAGAATGGGCTAATGGCTTCTCATTTATTAAAATAAATGAAGTAGAATATAAAAGAACTCTACCTACCATTACCTCCAATCTTAAAGATAAACTAATTGTAACTCTTGGACGAAATGGATGTATGCATAAGGGAGTGATTTATCCGCCACCGAATGTTGCACATATTGTCAATGTATGTGGAGCAGGAGACACTTTCTTGGCAGGATTAATTGTTGAATATATCAAATCAAACAATATTACGAAAGCAATAGAATATGCTTTGCTTTGTTCTTCGGATGTGGTACAAAGCAAAGGAGTAGCAATTCCATTTACAAAGGTAAAGCCATGATGAATAGTAAAAAACTGCAATCCGAGTTCGTGTCAAAGGGATGGGGAAATGAGATTATCTTTGCCAACAACGAGAAGTACTGCGGCAAGTTGTTGAACTTTACGACAGGCAAAAAGTTCAGTATGCACTACCATCTACTAAAAGACGAGACTTGGTATATTGCAAAAGGAAGTTTCAATCTATATTGGATTGACCCAGTTTCCGCAAGTACACATAGCGAGAAACTTATTGTCGGAGATGTAATTCGTAATCTACCTGGATATCCCCACCAACTGGAGGCATTAGAAGATGCAACAATATTTGAAGTCTCCACGCAGCACTTTGATTATGATAGTTATCGTGTTTTGCCTGGAGATAGTCAATTATGAGGTATGCTTTTGATATAGATAACACATTAGTCAAAACAGTCAATAGCGATTATGAACGCTCCGTACCCATCCAATCACGAATTGACTCAGTAAATCGTTTATATGATGCGGGTCACACCATTTATCTTTTTACTGCTCGCGGTTCCTCGTCAGGGAAGGATTGGAGACAGTTCACCGAGGAGCAGATGCAATTATTTGGGGTAAAGTATCATCGAATTATAACAGGTAAGCCCGATGTTGATTTATTTGTCGATGACAAAGCGATTTCTGTTCAAGAATGGGATAGGATGAATCTATGAAAGTCTATTATTCAACCGAACACGATTCTTCAAATGGGGTTATATGGACAAATGGATGCTATGACATTCTTCATATTGGACATATTCGTTTGCTAAAAAAATGTCAAACTCTTGCCGAAGAGCAAGGGTACAATTTTTTTGTTGGAATTGATTCAAATGACCGAGTAAAAGAGATGAAAGGTTCTACTCGTCCCATAAATACCGAGGAAGATAGAGCGGAAATATTGCTATCAATAAAGGGAGTTCAACGAGTTTACATCTACAATACAACAGAAGAACTCACAACAATCATACAAGGATTAACACCAATAGCAATAGTGGTTGGAGAAGAATATAAAAGCAAAAAGGTAATTGGTGCCGAGTATGCAAACGATGTAATTTATTTCAATAAGATTCATGGACATTCAACTACCAATATATTGAAACAGAGGAACAAATATGAAATTTAGAAATAATAATACAGAATCTCCATTTGAAATGGCAGACCCATACGAGGCTAATACAATTTACATCAATAAGAGGCTCTGATATGAGTGGTTCAAACAACTCAATCCTACTACGGGGTTCTATTTGTTCTGACAAAAGACCAGTTTCGTTCATAAAAGAAAACATACAAAGCATACGAAATTGGTTTGATGGAGAATTGGTATTATGTACATGGAAAAATCAATATGATTTACTGAGTAAAGAAGATAACAAGAACATAGACAAAATTATTTTATTGGAAGATCCTGGGTCTGGATTTGTTCAAGCATATAATCGTCAATTGATTTCGTATCGTGAAGGATTAAATAATTGCTCAGGGGATGTGGTATTGGTTGCTCGTACCGATTTAAATATCGCAAAAAATCCATTTTTGATTTGGAATACTATTCCTTTAAAAAATAATGGACGAATGAAAATTTTTGATAAACGAGTGCTAATCGGAAATATGATGACTATAAATCCAGATAAAACAAAATCACATAATTACTTTAGAACATCGGATTGGATACATCTTGGGCAAAAAAAAGATCTTGAGAAATTGTGTAGTGTTCTTCCCACCTCAATACAATTATACGAAGAAGCATTAAGGGCAAAATTGGTACATGGGCATAGTTATAACCTAATAGATAATGAATTGGGCGACCCAGGAACCGAACAAATTTGGTTAATTAGTTTGATTCGTCATTATCTTAAAGTGGATATTGACCTTATAAATTATAAGAAGTTTGAACTAGAAACTGCTTGGGATGCAATACTAAACAATTTTTGCGTAAAAAATACAAGATCTTCATTGAATGTTCATAATATGAACTATGCCTTTCAGCCCGAAGATTTATGGTGCTATTTAACAGAAGACGATTATAACAATAAGTATACCGAAGTATACGGAAAGTAAGTTTATATTATGAAAGTCTATAGAATGGAAACAATGAAGGGTGGTTGGTTTGTTGGTAACTTCGAACCGTCTGCTCACAAAACAGATGAATTTGAAGTATCAATAAAACTCCACCCACAAGGAGAAAAATGGGATACACATTACCACAAAGTAGCCAAAGAAATTAATACAATTGTATACGGAGAGATGACATTACAGAATACTCATCTTAATGCAGGAGATATATTCGTACTAGAACCAGGTGAGATTGCTGATCCTGTGTTTCATACAGATTGTACTATTGTCTGTATTAAGACTCCGTGTGTAAAAAACGACAAATACATTATATAAGAAAACTATAGAAACGAAAAATTATTCAGGGTTTATGCTATATAAACAAACAGGAGTATTGTAATGCATTCATTTCGCTCTATGGAAACGCAGATTGAGATGCCAAAAGTCGAAGCCGTTCTCTTTGATCTTGATGGTGTTCTTGTTGATGCCTGTGATTGGCACTTCAACGCACTTAACGAAGCCATGCGCGAGATTGCTGGTTTTGAACTATCAAGGGAAGACCATGTTTTGAAGTACAATGGTTTACCAACAGCAGTTAAACTGCGTATGCTTGGATTTGAAGGGTCAATAGCATCTCGTATAGAAGCAGCAAAGCAAATCAAAACTCTAGACATCATATCAAAACACGCCGAAATAATGACAGAGAAACAAGAATTGCATTCATATCTCAAGAGCCAAGGAATCAAGATTGCCTGTGTTACAAATTCTATAAGAGAGACTGCCGAATTAATGTTATCTAAAACTGGACAATTAGATTATATAGATTTATTGGTTACAAATGAAGATGTATCGCCAAATAAACCTTATCCAGTTTGTTATAATTATGCTATTCAAAAACTTAATGCGAATCCAGATACATCTCTTTGTGTAGAAGATTCCCCAAAAGGAATAGAAGCGGCTAAAGCATCTTGTATTCCAAATCTATGGATTGTCTCTAACCCTTCTGAGGTTACTCTTGAGACCTATAAGAGGATTATAAGATGAAAATATTGATCCCTATGGCAGGAGAAGGAAGCAGATTTGCCAAAGAGGGCTATACTTTTCCAAAACCATTAATAGATGTTGAGGGTAAACCAATGATTCAGGTAGTGACTGAAAATTTGGATTTTGATGCAACCTATATTTTTTTAGTTCGTAAACAACATCTAGAGAAATATAGTGGGTTGCGTACCACCCTTGATCGGATTACAAACGGTAAATTTAAAGTAGTTGAAGTTGATGGTTTAACTGAAGGTGCTGCTTGCACCACTCTATTAGCCAAAGATTTGATCAATGACGATGAAGAATTACTAATTGCTAATTCAGACCAGGTTATAGAATACTCTGCTGAAAATTTTAAATTACTAAAGTCACTTACTTCAGCCGATGGAATTATTTTTACATTTAACGCTTTGCACCCTAAGTGGTCATTTATTCGTGTGAATTCTCGCGGGGTGATCACAGAGTTGCAAGAAAAGAATCCCATTTCCAATATTGCAACTTGTGGCATTTACTGGTATCGTAAGGGATCTGATTATGTGAAATATGCAGAACAGATGATACAGAAAAACATCAGAGTAAATGGAGAGTTTTATGTTGCTCCTGTTTATAATGAGTATATCCTTGATGGCAAAATGTTAATACCATTCTATGTGAGTAAGATGCATGGTATTGGAACACCAGAAGATCTAAATGTCTTTTTAGACAGAAAGTAAACTATGAAAGAAAAATATTTGCAAATGCAACAAACACAGTACGACCGAGATGCCAGTAATTGGTCTCTGAATAGCAGAGATTGGGTTGTTGGAAGTTATAATCAACATAATTCCTTTAGTGATTATGATGAGTTTTTGTTCAAGGGAATACAAACTAACAATATGATTGCGTTGGAATATGGTTGTGGTCCTGCAAGAAATATGATTAAATTCCATGATAGATTTACACAAATAGATGGTGTTGATATTTCAGAAGTAAACAAACAAAAAGCAGCAATAAATCTAGAAGCGCATGAAATACCTTTTCCAAACTATTACATAACATCTGGTGATAGCATTCCCACCGAAGATTCTAAATATGATTTAGTTTTTTCTGTAATATGTCTTCAGCACATTTGTGTGCATGAAATTAGATACTCAATAATGAAAGAAATTCATAGAGTATTAAAATATGGCGGATATTTTTGCGCTCAGATGGGATACGGCGGTAGAGTTAATAACGATGCTGTTGCTGAATATTATGAAAATAACTATAATGCAACTGCAACAAATGGATACCATGATGTCAGTATAACGAATGAGCAAAATCTGATAGATGATTTAACACAAATAGGGTTTAAGAATTATTCCTCAGATATTAGACCTGTTGGTCCTGGCGACCATCATAGAAATTGGTTGTGGTTTAGAGTTCAGAAGTAAGCAACATGAAAATTATTTCTCATAGAGGAAATTTGTATGGACAAGATGCATCTAGAGAAAATAATATTTGGGCAATTGATGAATGTATTTCGTTGGGGTTTGATGTAGAAATTGATCTGTGGGTGGAAGATGCTTTATATTTGGGGCATGATAGACCGGAACACGCTATCAAACAGGAGTATTTGATAAATCTTGCCAATAATTTATGGATTCATGCAAAAAACATAAAAGCAGTAGAATGGTTATCTGATATAAAAGAATTGAATTGGTTTTGGCATCAAACAGATACAATGACTTTAACTAGCAAAGGAATTCCTTGGTGCTATCCAGGTCATTATGTTTCAACTGGTATAACTGTTGAGTTGGGATATCAAAGTATGTTGCCCAAACTATATGGGGTATGCACGGATTATCCTTTAAAGTGGAAAAACTGGAGATAAGATGAAGATCGCTCTGATGTTGACAGGACATACTAGAAAGTATAGAGATAACTTTCCGTTTCTATGCAATTCTTTGTTGCAATACCACGATGTAGACATATACTGCTGCACATGGAGCAAAACGCAAACATCAATCAATCAAGAACAAGTCAATATAGACAAAAACTACTATCAAATCTATCAGCCATATCTTAAGAATAATCTTGTCTTAAATGCTGATAATTATGAAAAGACCAAACCGCATTTGATTGTTGGTGATAAATTGCAGTTCAATGCAAGAGCAGTACAGCACCTCAATATGGGATGGCATGAAAGGCTGTACGATCAATGGTATTTGGTAAAAAAGTGTTGGGAAAGCATTTTGAATATGGATTCATATGAAATCATTTTCCGTTGTAGATTTGATATTGCTCTTTCCTCAGCGAAGATCCGTAGCACAGATGGAATAATAATACCTAAAGATATGGGTGGATGGAATTTTAGCGATCATCTAGCATATGGAAGCCCAGCAGCAATGAAAAAATATTGTTCTGTGGTTGATCATATTCAGGATTTGTACGATATCCATTCAGTTGATATCAGTCATGCAACTGATATGTTAAAGTTCTACATGGAATCGTATGGCACACCTGTAAACTGTAACATAGACGAATCCATTAGATACACTATCAACAAATGAACAGGCTCTCCATCAAATGTTTAAATTGGGGGCAATATGAGAGAGAAGTTCTATCCGAATAATTACATCAAAAATGAGTGACCGATGATCCAAATCATAAGGTCTCTACTATAGATACTGATGAGATATTGGGATGTTGTTTTATGGATCAGGGTTAGTGAGAAGAAATATGAAGATCAGCAAGAAATTATTCTGTGCAACAGATGGTAAAATTTTTGGATTTTCTTGTTATACGAGAAAGAGAGATAGTATGACTAATACACCACATCCCCATTTAGGCACAAGGAATCCTACAGCATGAAAGACTTTTTGTTTCTGAATTACTCATTTGTGCCTAACTCTACCTTTTATTTTGAGTCGTTTGCAAAAAAAGGGCATTCTATAGACATAGTTACAGAACAGACTCTTCCGCAGTTTACTCCAACCTGTGAGTATAAGAATGTTGTCATCTATTTACATGAGGATTATACTATTCCTTACACGGAAAGACTCATCAATGAATATTGCAAAAATTCTGTATTGATTCAGCATGATGATACTGATCACGAAGACATTCAAATGTGGACTTCACGCAAGCCCAATTTGGTCATGCACCGAGAGTACACCGATAACACAAAAAATCCACGAAACTGTGCTATTGGAACATTTCATTTTCCGATAGAGTCTTGGTTTGATTCCTCTGTAAAAGAAAAAAAATATGATGTTTGTTTTTTAGGAAATATGACTAATTCCAGGCGTTTACGATTTGCGGACAAGTTGATAAATTTGATGAGTGGGCGGCTTTCGCATCTAAAGTGGAAGGTCAACATTGAACCCCATGCAAACACCCCATCACAATTGTACTCGGTGAACAAGTTCTTACCACAGGGTGAGTCAACACGGTCAATCGTTAATAATACCAAGATAGGCTTGAACGATTTTGGAAACTCATACGAGCAATGGAGAACATGGGAGTACGCAAGCGCAGGAATAGCAATATTGAGTCCAAAAATGCGTACCAAATGTTTAAACGATCCCGCATTCATGCCATTCAACGAGTATTTTTCTTTTGCTGATGATTACTCCGATCTTGGTGACAAGATAGAGTACCTTTTGGAAAATGACAGATACAAGGAATACGGAGCGGCAGCAAAATCAGCATACAATAATCAACACACACCAGAACATTGCTTTGAGTCATACTATTCTCAGATTATGAAGTACGCCAAATGAACTACAAAATGTTTATAGTTTTTCATTCTAAATTGCACGAAGAACAGTATTGTGGAGAAGAAGACTGCTACTCATATGCCAAAGTGGGAGATAAACCAGTAGAAGTTACATCTCCAAAGATCAAGGAAAGAATTCTTTATCACAAGGAAATGCCTGTATCTATCAATAAAGGCAAACATTGGGCAGAATCCGAATTTTTGATTTCAATGTATGAAAGCATGAAAGCACATCCACAGTATAACAATGACAAAGAGTGGATTGGGTTTATGCAATATGATCATGCTACGGAAGATCTAGTACCGTTTCTAGAAAACAATATTAGTAAACTAAATGACAAGACTATAATCTCTTTTGTTCCAATTGATATGTCATATGAGATAGATATAAATCACATAGCAATGGATGTCAATAATCCGCAAAAATTACAAGGAGATCCTTTGTGTTATTTTTTAATGATTGCTGACTATAACAAGTTTTACGGAACGAATCATTCTTACATGAGTTTCCGAAGCAGAAACAAGACTATTGCTTTGTGTTCTTCATTCATAATGACAACAAAGAACTTCATGGAAATGATGAAGTTTTGTACTTGGGCGGCAGAAAAAAACAATTTGGATCAGTTTGATCCTGCAAGAATACACCGAATGGCTGGTGGATTGATGGAAAGATATTATGGTTGTTGGTTGGCATTATCCAATATCAATCTCATAGAGTTTCCATTAAAATGTTTGCCGAGACTATAAGAAAGGGTTTGCTATGCTTCACATGGATTTTAAAAACTTGCTTCTAAAATATAATAAGCACAATAGAAATGGGCTTATTCATATAGGGGGACACATTGGGGAAGAAATAGATTTTTATAAAGAATTAGGGTTTAAGACCATCCTTCTCTTTGAACCTCAACAAGAACCATTTTCGCGCATTCCTGTATCTGAAGGAGTTTACAAGGTAAATTGTGCGTTGGGTTCAACAAATGAGCGTTTGAAAATGTTTGTTGCAAATAATTTTGAATCTTCTTCTCTTCTAAAACCAAACCATCATTTGGTTGCTCATCCAGATGTTAAGTTTATAGCAGAGGAAGAGGTTTCTGTTAGAAGATTAGATGATTGGTTTGAGGGAAATGAGTTTCATCTTTCACCAAATGACTTTTCTTGTATGGTATTGGATGCACAGGGATACGAAGGTAGGATTTTAATGGGAGCATCAAAAACTCTTAAAAGCATAGAAGTACTTTACTCAGAAGTTAGTATTATGGATCTATATCACGAAAATACACACATGAATTATATGGACGATAGACTAAATCTACAGGGTTTGACTCGCAAGGAAACTTGGATATCCCATTCAGGTTCAGGTGAAGCAATCTATGTTAGAGGTTAACCCAAATTAAGAAAGAAAACACAATGACTTATGATTACTCATTTGGAACTCACGAAGGATACATTCTTGGTTCTTTGGCAAGCAAAAGACTCTGCGAGAAGTTCTTTATTGATCGCCTTGATAACTTTGTAGAAACTGGCACATACAGGGGAGATGGAGTTCGTTGGGGATTAGATAGCAAGGATAAATCATTTCGGCAAATCTATTCCGTAGAGTATGCAGAAGGTTTGGCAAATCATACCAAAATGCTGTTTGGCAAGTTTCCTTATGTGAGGATTGAACAAGGGCATAGTCCAGAATTTCTCACTTCAATCATACCTCTTCTCAATAGCCCAACTTTATTTTATCTGGATGCTCACGAAACGGGAGGTCATGGGGCAGAATGGAAGCAAGATGAGCCATGTCCTTTGGTCAATGAATTCAAAATCATTCTTGAGCAGTTCTATGATATAAATGAGGCAATCATAGTTGCCGATGATGAAAGGTACTTGAAAGGATCAACTATTGGTTATCCAAATGTGAATAGTTTAAAGACTATGTGTGCAGAAAAAGGCATGGTTAGTTGTTATTTGGATGACTCTGCTATCTTTTGTCATCCCAAATGGATCAAATCTTAAAGTATTGGAATCAATAGAACTACTTAATATGAAATACAGCATAACAATACAAACATTTGTTCATAGGTTTGATACTTATTTCAAGCCTCTACTTTCAAGCATCTGCAAGATGAGACCTGATGTTGACAAAGTTATCTTTGTCAATGGACAGCACAAAAAAGATTTTGATCAGACATATCAGAAAGACATAATGAAGTTCGCAGCAGATTGTCCAAGAACTTATCTTATCATGTCTCCTATCTTTCGTGGTTGCTCGTATATGTGGAATACTTGCTTCAACCATACAAGCACACCATACTGCTTGAATCTGAATGATGATGTTACTCTTGTAGATGGTTTTTTTGATGAATATGAGCAGATGCTCATGCATAATTCTCAACTAGGAGATGAATCTTTTAGAATCAATTTCTCATTCTCACACTTCTCTTTGTATAGAAACGATTTATTTGATGTGGGTTATTTTGATGAACGACTTCTGGGAGTTGGTGAAGAAGATGGGGATTGGTTGTGGCGTTGGGAAGTTGCAAAAAAGAAATCAATGAGAGTATACCGTTCCAATTGTCTCATTAATCACATAGATATGGCAGAAACAAATGTAGAAAATATGGTGAAGGCTGGAGGAAAATACTCAAAGTTTAATGCAGATTGGATCTTTAATTACAAATATCAGCCAGATGCACCTCTTGATCTAAGCAAGCCATCAGCAATTTCGATGTATGGTCGCCCTATTCAGATGAGAGATGGTGCAATGACTCCTGAATATTATCCAGCAGAAAAGTGGTACAGAGAAAATATCAATAGACTATGAAGGAAGAGGACAGTATGAAACAGAAAGTACTAATAACAGGTGTAGCAGGTTTGGTTGGTTCTAGAATGGCTTCATGGATTCTCGAAAACCATACAGACACAGAAGTAATAGGAGTAGATAATTTAAGTGGTGGTTATGCTGATAACATTGACCCAAAGGTTAAATTTTATCAACTTAATTGTGCTGATGATGAATTTACACAATTGATGATTACCGTTAAGCCAGACTATGTTTATCACTTTGCCGCATACGCTGCCGAAGGATTGAGTCCATTCATTCGTAAGTACAACTATCAGAACAACTTGATGTCAACTGCAAACATAGTCAATGCTTGCATCAATAATCAGGTCAAGAGACTAGTCTTTACTTCTTCTATGGCTGTATATGGTAGTTCTGTTCCTCCATTTGACGAAACTCTTCCTAGAAATCCTATAGATCCTTACGGAGTTGCCAAAGCAGCCTGTGAACAAGATATAGAGATTGCTGGTAAGCAACATGGATTAGATTGGTGCATCATTCGCCCTCATAATGTGTATGGCAAGAATCAAAATATCTGGGACAAATACAGAAATGTGTTAGGAATTTGGATGTATCAGCATCTTCGCGGTTTACCTTTGGCAATTTATGGTACTGGAGACCAAACAAGAGCCTTTAGTTATATTGATGATTGTTTGCTTCCTTTATGGAAGGCAGCAACAGATACTAGAGCGTCAAAGCAAATAATCAATCTAGGTGGAACAAAAGAATACAGTATTAACGAAACCGCAGATACTCTTCTTGAAGTTATGGGTGAAGGAACAAAAATTTATATGGAAGGTAGACATGAGGCAGTTCATGCATGGTCAACTTGGGAAAAGTCGGTTAAACTATTAGACTATCAAGAAACTGTCAATCTAAAAGAAGGACTGTCAAAAATGTGGAACTGGGCAAAAGTACAGCCTGATCGTGGACAATTTAAGTGGGGTGAGTATGAAGTTTCAAAAGGAATCTACACTTATTGGAAGTAATTTACCTCTTGACATCTGCTGTTTTCGTGCTATAATCTCCTGAATGCCAAACGACCGTATTGAAACCTTAGTCCTCCGTTCGCTTATTCATGATGAAGAATACGCACGGAGGACTTTGCCTTTTCTGAAGCCTGAATACTTTATGGATCGCACCGAACGCGTGGTCTACGAAACCATTGCAGGTTTTATCCTGAAGTACAACAAGACTCCTACGATTGAGACCATCACAATTGATCTCTCCAATCGAGAGGGAACATCAGAGGAGGAGTTCAAGCAAGGAAAGAAATTGCTAGATGAACTAGTCTCCTTCGATAAACCTGATACCAAATGGTTAGTCGATGCTACTGAGAAGTTCTGCCGTGACAAGGCTGTCTACAATGCCATCATGGAATCGATTCAGATCATCGATGGTAAGGGTACAAAGACACAGAATGCCATCCCCGAAATCCTAACAGATGCATTGGCAGTCTCCTTTGATACACACATTGGACATGACTTTATCGAAGACCACAATGAGCGGTTTGACTTCTACCATAAGGTCGAACGCAAGATGCCGTTTGACTTGGAGTACATGAACAAGATTACACAGGGTGGTGTTCCGAGCAAGACTTTGAATGTGATCCTCGCAGGTACGGGCGTGGGTAAAAGTCTGTTCATGTGCCACCATGCTGCCAACTGTCTCATCACGGGAAACAATGTTCTCTACATCACTTGCGAAATGGCAGAGGAGCGTATTGCAGAACGCATCGATGCTAACCTCATGGACATCTCACTTGATGATTTGAAGAAATTGCCTAAGGATATCTACAGCCGCAAGATGCAGCGTATCATGTCCTCTACCTCTTCTAAGTTAATCATCAAGGAATATCCGACTGCTACTGCAAATGCAATGCACTTCGAAGCCCTCTTAGATGAATTGCGCTTGAAGAAGAACTTCAAGCCCGATGTGGTGTTTATTGACTACCTGAACATTTGTGCATCTAGTCGCTTCAAGGCAAATGCTAATGTCAACTCGTACACTTATGTCAAGGCGATTGCAGAGGAACTCCGTGGCATGGCAGTCAAGTATGATGTTCCACTCTTCACCGCCACACAGACAAATCGTGAAGGGTTTTCTAATAGTGATGTTGAACTGACAAATACAAGTGAGTCATTTGGTCTTCCTGCAACAGCAGACTTTATGATTGCTCTGATCTCCACCGAAGAACTTGAGGAATTGGGGCAACTCATGGTCAAACAATTGAAAAATCGTTATGGTGATCCATCTGCATACCGCCGCTTTGTTGTTGGAGTAGATCGAAGCAAGATGAAGTTGTTTGATCTTGATGCACAGGCACAAAAGGGTATTTCACGAATGGGTGGAAAGGACGATGAAGAGAAAGTAGAAGTACCTGAAGGCGGCAGTAATTTTAAAACTTTTCGTCAGCGTTCGGATGAGAAATTTTCCAAGAGAAAGTTCGAGAATTGGTCTTGACAGTCATCAATATACAAGGTAAACTGATACACTATGACCTATCGCCTACACATCGACATTCCATTTGATGCTTGTTCGGTAGAGGAAGCACAAGAGAAAGCAAAACAACTCCTCAATGAACTCTCCATCAACAACAATACTCGGTTGGGTCATCTCGCTGAAGAACTCAATTATCGATTGGGTAATGATGAAGATCGTCAGCGTTCGAACTATCTTGATATCAATCATAAGGGGCATTGCTCAAATAAGAAGTCCACAATACGATTTTCGTAATGAGAAATGTCCGACTTGTGTTGAGTGTGGATGCGCCACATATAAGACACAAAGAGATCATACTTTTGTAATAGGTGGAAATGAAGAAGTTCGCTCAGAACCATTAGTAAAGGCTACAGTTGTTTACAACTCTACTGTATTTCAATGTACCAATCTAAAATGCGGACGATACTATATGGGGCCTGAAGCAATGCAGGAATTTGAACCGATACATAAGGTGTTAACAAAAAGCATCAAGACATACAAGAGATTGTAAAACATGGGACGAGGGGGTCTTTGGTTGGCCCAGATGAGTTTATACCTCTTCGGCACAGGTTCGATTCCTGATCGTCCTACTCGCAACTACTTACACTATTAACTTTTTAGGGAGATTACTATGCTGATTCCGAACACAAATTACATTATTGTTGAAACCACCAAGGAAGTCTTTGAATCTCATGTCAATGGAAATGTTGATAGCCTAATCGGCTCTCGCCTTCCCGTTCTTGTTGGCAAGATTTACGCTATTGGAGATAGTCAGTTCTCCGATAGTCCTGTAATGGGCGATGGACGCTCGTTCTCATGGGCGCGTAAGCCTGATGCCTTTCCTTTGACCAATAACGAAGAAGTCATCTGCCAATACTGGGAACACGCTACACAGCACGAAGACAAATACTTATTCCTTGTTATGAAGGAGAGTGTCCTTGGGGTATATCGCAATCGTCAAGAAGTCGAATCTAGCCTTTTTGATAATATGCAGCCTGAAATCGAACTGGTATAACCTTACCACGATGAAACGCTGACCCCAAAGATCGCACCTTTGGTACAACAACCCCCCTTATACGGGGGTTGTTTCTTTAGAATTGAGGTTTGCTGAAGACTAAATACCGTGATGATAGTCAACTTTTCGAGTCTAATTACCCAACCACAACGAGTCTGTCCCATGAACGAGGCGGTGGAGACTCAACACCTTGAGCATATTGAAGATTTGATGTTAAAAGATTTGGATAATGGTATATCCAATTCCATGTTGCTAATGACCAATATTGCCAAGTCCTTGGCTAGTAGTACCCCAACCGCCAAAATGGTCATTACGACAAAATGGGATGGCGCACCTGCTATCGTGGCAGGTAAACACCCATCGAATAATGAGTTCTTCGTTGCTCTAAAACACGCAACGACCTCCAAGAATCCAAAGATAAACTTTACAGCAAAAGACATTAAGACCAATCACGGCGATAATGCTGACCTAGTAAGCAAACTTACCCTTTGCTTGGAATATTTACCTTCAGTACTTCCTTCTACGGGAGTCTACCAAGGCGATCTGATGTTTAGCACCAACTCTAGAAAAGAGATGGCTATTGATGGGGTTAAGAATTTTGTATTTCGTCCAAATACTATCCTCTATGCAGTTCCTGTTGATTCTCCTCTAGGTAAAAAGATAGGTGCTGCCAAGTTAGGAATTGTGTTCCATACCGTGTATACAGGTAAGTCTGATACCTTGCAGGG